AAAAGATTACAGCAAAGCAAATGAGATCATTCGTGAACTTCTTTGCAGCTTTGGAGAATGTCCCATTATATAACAATCTTTATTTAAAGATAGCTTTTCGTAAAAACATCTATATTTATTAAAAGTAGATATGCTATCTCAATATAGCATTCTGAAAAAAAAGTTTAACAACTACATTACGCTTGCATAGTCTAATAAGCGTACTTTCCAAAATTAAATTTAGGAACAAAACAAAATGTCAAACAGAGATTTATTAAAAGAAGCTATTGCTGATGCAAAAGCTGTCAAGGAAATGGCTATCTCTAATGCCAAGGCGGCATTGGAAGAAGCGTTCACTCCGCAATTAAAATCTATGCTTGAGAAGAAACTTACAGAAATGGAAGACGAGGACGAAAAAGAGATGGAAGAAGCCAAAATGCACGATTCTGAAAAAGAAATGAAAGAAGAGATGCACGATGACGACACTATGTCTGAAGAAGAACTCAACGAACTTTTATCTGAATTAGAAGAAGAGGAAGAATCTGAAGAAGCTGAAGAGGCTGAAGAAGAAGAAACTGAATCTGAAGAGGAAGAAGAAGAGGAAGAAGAGGATTTCGACCTTGAAGAAATGTCTGAAGAAGATTTAAAAGCATTTATTGAAGATGTGGTAGATGAAATGATCGAAGCTGGTGAATTAGAAGCCGGTCACGAAGGTATGGAAGATGAAGCTGGTGCTGAAATGGAAATGCCTAGTGAAGAAGAGCCGATGGAAGAACCAATGATGGAAGCTGAAGAAGAGGAAGAAGAAAAGATGGAAGAAGCTAAAAAAGACCATGATGAAGATGAAAAGAAGCACATGGAAGAAGAATTAGCAGAAGCCATTAAAGTAATCGAAACTCTGAAAGCTGAATTAAATGAGGTTAATCTTTTAAATTCTAAGTTACTTTACACAAATAAGATCTTTAAAGCTAAGAACTTATCTGAAGCTCAGAAAGTTAAGGTATTAACTACCTTTGACAAAGCTGAATCAGTTAAAGAGGTTAAGCTTGTGTATGAAACCTTATCAGAAGGTCTAGTTACAGTAACAAGCACTCCTAAAGAAGCTATTAAAGAATCTAAGAGTTTTGCATCTAAAGCCGTTGGTACATCTCCAAAGAAGCCTGTAGTGGAGACTGACGGAATGGTAAGTAGGTTCCAAAGACTTGCAGGCATTAAGTAAATAAAAAAATAGAAAGTACAATAAAATGTCAAACGTACAACAATTATTAGAATCTGCTAACCCATGGCAGAGCTTGCAATCTGACGCGGTTAGATTAGCAAGCAAATGGGACGCTACCGGCCTTTTGGAAGGTATGGATAGCGACGTTGAAAAGAACAATATGTCAATGATTCTTGAGAATCAGGCCAAGCAATTGGTAGTTGAGCAGTCTCAGACTGGTACAGGTGCAAGCTTCACAGCTGGTACTGGTGAGCAGTGGGCTGGTGTTGCTCTTCCATTGGTAAGAAAGGTATTCGGGCAGATCGCTGCTAAAGAATTCGTTTCTGTTCAGCCAATGAACTTACCTTCAGGTCTTGTATTCTTCTTAGACTTCCAATACGGAACTGACAAGAATCCATTCACTTCAGGTGATTCTACTTACGGTGATGCTTCTGCTAACTTCGGTAACACTGCCACTGGCGGTTTATACGGTGCTGGTAGATTCACTTATTCTACTAACCAGTTCTCAGCTTCTGGAGCTACTGCTACTGCAGCTTCTGCTTCCTTGACTGACATCAACTACGATTCAGAGTATAGCGCTTCTGCTGCTGCCGGTGAGATCAAGAAGTTGACTGTTGCTACTTCTTCTATCTCTGCTGATATTGACGTATTAGGAGTTAGAGGATTTGTAATCTCTTCAGGTTCAGTTGCTGCTGCTGATAACTTAAACGAGTTCCATTACTTCCAAGGCGGTAACGTAGTATTCTTCGTATCAGCTTCTACTGCTGAGATCCCAACTTTGAGTGAGTTCTTGATTGAATTCAACAAAGATACTAAGGATAATGCAAGAGGTGACTTCGAATCAGGTGCTGCTTACGCTGTTCCTAACGCTGAGTCTACTACTGACATCGTAATCCCACAGATTAACGTTTCTATGAGATCTGAGGCTATCGTTGCTAAGACTAAGAAGTTGAAAGCACAATGGACTCCAGAATTCGCTCAGGACTTGAACGCATACCATAGCTTGGATGCTGAGGCTGAGTTGACTTCTACAATGTCTGAGTATATCAGTCTTGAGATCGATCTTGAGATCTTGGATATGTTGATTGAATCAGCTGCTGCTGGTACTGAGTACTGGTCTGCTGTTAACAACAGAACTATCACAGGAACTGAGACTGCAG